AAAATTAGATTACTCTGTACAAATATCAAAACTATTCTATGAAAGATTTATCAACGAAGAAGATATAACTTTATTCTCACCACACGAAGTACCAGAGTTATATGAAGCATGGGGTACACCTGAGTTTGATGATTTATATATCAAAGCAGAAAGAAAAATAAGTGTAAAGAAAAAGAAGATAGCAGCACAAGAATTGTTTTTTGACATACTAAAAGAAAGAGCAGAAACAGGTAGAATTTATATTATGAATATAGACCACTGTAATTCTCACTCATCATTTAAAGATATAATTAGAATGTCTAATTTGTGCCAAGAAATAACTTTACCAACAGATCCTATTCAACACATTGACGGAGAAGGCGAGATTGCTTTATGTATTCTATCTGCTATCAATGTAGGTGTAATAGACAAAAGAGATGAATTAGAAGAACTATGCGAACTTGCTGTAAGAGGACTAGATGAAATAATAGATCATCAAAAGTATCCAGTAAGAGCTGCGGAAATATCAACAAAGGCAAGAAGAAGTTTAGGTATAGGTTATATCGGTCTTGCTCACTATCTTGCGAAAAAAGGTTATTCATATGAACAAAAGATGGGTTGGCGACAAGTTGATAAACTGACAGAAGCATTTCAATATTATCTATTAAAGGCAAGTAATACTTTGGCTAAAGAAAAAGGCAAGTGTGAATACTTTGATAGAACAAAATATTCAGAAGGTATCTTACCAATAGACACATACAAGAAAGAAGTAGATGAGGTTGTGACCAGAAATCTAACTTACGATTGGGAATGGCTACGGAAAGAAATCAAGGCAACTGGGTTAAGACATAGCACACTCTCTGCCCAAATGCCATCTGAATCCTCTAGTGTGGTATCAAATGCTACTAACGGCATTGAGCCACCTAGAGATTATTTAAGTGTTAAGAAAAGTAAAAAAGGTCCATTGAAACAAGTGGTGCCAGATTATAAGAAACTAAAAAATAATTATACTCTGTTATGGGATATGAAATCTAATGAGGGTTATATCAATATAGTATCAGTTATGCAGAAGTATTTTGATCAAGCCATAAGTGGTAATTGGTCATACAATCCAGAGCACTTTGAGGATAATCAAGTACCAATATCTCAAATGGCACAAGACTTATTAACAACATATAGGTTGGGTTGGAAAACTTCTTACTATCAAAATACATATGACGCAAAGAAAGATATAGATGAGCCAGCACACCCAATAGGTTTTGTAGATAATGTACCAGAGGAGGATAAACCAAATGAGGAGGACGAGAATTGTGACTCGTGTACTATATAATGTTTTTACAAGCAAACTTACCACCAATAGAGTTATATGTTAAGAAAGAGTATCTTTACGATTTAGAAAAAGGTCATGGCGAATTAGTAGATGGATTATGGGTAGCAGTAAAGTCAATACAAGGTAGAGCATTATACTTTGAAACTTATCTACCAGAGTATGGCGCTGTATATGATAAACTTCCATTGTCAGCGTTTGTATGGAAGAAAGACTATGAAGGTGAAATGCCTTTAGAAGAATTAGAATTATGGGATTGTTTTAGTTATCACATATCTATATTAGAGAAAAGATTTTTAAAAGGACAAAGAGCAAAGTATTATACACCAAGTAAGAAGTGGTTAGAAGGAACTTATATGTTTACGATTGACAGTTGCCATGCGGATAGCAATATACTAAATACTACATTCAGTGAGCTACCGACACAGCACAAATCATTTAATGTATTAAAACTAGATAACGGTTATTTCGCAGCACAACCAAATAATCGTATGTTGATATATGATAAATCGTATAGTCCGAAACAACTAAAGTTTCCTGACTTTAAAGTATCGTCAATAGAGTATTCTGTTGAAGACAAACAGAAGATAACTTTTGGTGATGATGATGAATTTTTTTACGGAATAGAAAAGGATAAGAAAGAATAAAAATGAGCAGATCAGTTTTTAACAAGAGTAAAGATGTCAGTTTTTTAAAACAACCAATGTTCTTTGGTGAGGATTTGGCTGTTCAAAGATATGATACAATGAAGTATCCAATCTTTGATAAGTTAACTCAACAACAACTTGGTTATTTTTGGAGACCTGAAGAAGTATCTTTACAAAAAGATAGAAACGATTACCAAGAATTAAGACCAGAACAAAAGAGTATCTTTACATCTAATTTAAAATATCAAACTATGTTAGATAGTGTTCAAGGTCGTGGTCCTTGTTTAGCATTCTTACCTTTCTGTTCACTACCAGAATTAGAAGGTTGTATTGTCACTTGGGATTTTATGGAAACAATTCATAGTAGAAGTTATACATACATAATTAAAAACTTATATCCAGACCCTAGTGATGTATTTGATACAATCATTAAAGACGAGAAAATAGAAAAAAGAGCACAATCGGTGACACAATGTTATGATGATTTAATTGGTATTGGTCATAGATGGCACTTAGATAAATCAAAAGTAGATGAGTATGAACTAAAGAAAAAATTATGGAAAGCTTTGATTACAGTAAACATACTAGAAGGTCTAAGATTTTATGTATCATTTGCTTGTAGTTTTGCTTTTGGTGAACTAAAATTATTAGAAGGATCAGCAAAGATTATTTCGTTTATCGCAAGAGATGAAAGTCAACATCTAGCAGTATCTCAAAGAATTATAAACAATTATAGAGATATTGAAAGAGATAAAATTATGGATAAAGTAATTAGAGATACAGAAAAAGATGTTTATAAAATGTATGATGACGCTGTTGGTGAAGAAAAAAGATGGGCAACATATCTATTTTCTCAAGGTTCTATGATAGGTCTATCAGAAAAGTTATTACATCAATTCGTAGAATACACTGCTAACAGAAGAATGAAAGCAATAGGTTTGAAACCTGTTTACGACCAAAAGACTAATCCATTACCATGGACAGATCATTGGTTAAACAGTAGAAGTACACAAAACGCACCACAAGAAACAGAAATAGAAAGTTATGTTATTGGTGGTATCAAACAAGATGTGAAAAAAGACCAGTTTAAAAAATTTAAATTATAATGATTGAAACAAGACAAAAGACCTGTTCTAGCTGCGAAACTAAATACTCTATACATTGGGACATTGAGGTACAAGACCTTGAGCCATTGACTTGTCCATTCTGTGGACACGAAGTAGAGGAAGTAAGTGAAGATGACGAACTACAACCAATCTGGACAAACGAATCCGAAGACGATAATTGGAATTGATTATAGTTTGAATAGTCCTGCTATTTGTATAGCAGACAAAGACTTTGATTTTAATAAGTGTACTTTTCACTTTCTAACAAGTAAAAAGAAACACATTGGTAAATTTGGTAAAAATATATTTGGTTATGAAATTAAAGATTATAGAACTCCTATTGAAAGGTTTACTAACATTTCTAGTTGGGCCTTGGATATTATCCACAAACATAAAGAAGATACAGCAAAAGTTTTCATTGAAGGCTACTCGTTTGGCTCTAAAGGTCAAGCAGTATTTCAAATTGCTGAGAACTGTGGTATACTTAAATATAGATTACAGATGTCACCCTCTCTATTGTATGATACAGTTGTGCCAAGTGTTGTTAAGAAGTATGCGTCAGGTAAAGGGAACGCAGATAAACAATTAATGTATGATAGTTTTAAAGAACATACTAAACAAGACTTATTAAAAATGTTTGATATGGGTAAGTTAAATAATCCTGTGACAGATATTGTAGATAGTTATTATATAGCAAAAGTTGGTTATGAAAATTCTGAAAGCAAATAAAACAATTAAAGGTTATACTACACAATCTGTTAATGTAAATGACTTAGCATATGGACATAGTGTTATAGATGCATTAGGTTATGAAAAGCTTGTAGAAAGAATTGAAAAAGATGGTATGGTATGGCCATTGATAGTAAATGACAATTTAATTAAGTACGGAAACAAAAGACTATTATATGCCAGAGTATATGGATATGATTTAGTTGATTGTGTTTTTGAAACTAATATAAGTAGTTTAGATAAATTAGGTGATATGACAAGGATCAAATGAAAAAGGCGATTATAACAGGAGTGACAGGACAAGACGGTGGTTATCTAGCGAAACTACTACTTGATAAAGGATACAAGGTATACGGCGCTCAGAGGCGCAATACAGGCAAGAGATATTGGCGTTTAGATGAACTAGGTATAACAGACAAGATAGAGTTTGTTGATATAGATTTAGGCGAGCCATATAATATAGAGAAAGTTATTACACAAATACAACCAGATGAATTTTATAATCTGGCAGCACAATCATTTGTAGGTTTATCATTTGAACAACCACAAGTGACAACAATAACAAACTCTTTAGGTGTACTAAACATATTAGAAGTAATAAGAAATAAGTTTCCTAAAATAAAATTCTATCAAGCTTCAACATCAGAGATGTTTGGTAAAGTAATTGAAACACCACAAAAAGAAACAACACCATTTCACCCTCGTAGTCCATACGGTTGCGCCAAAGCATATTCACATTATCTAACTCAAAATTATAGAGAAAGTTATGGTCTCTTTGCTTGTAGTGGTATTTTATTTAACCACGAAAGTCCAATGAGAGGTGAAGAATTTGTCACTAGAAAAATTACAAAAGGTTTAGTAGAATATACAAAGAATGGTAAAGTATTAGAATTAGGTAATATAGAATCATATAGAGATTGGGGTCACGCTGAAGATTATGTTGAAGCGATGTGGTTAATGCTACAACAAGATGAGCCAGAAGATTTTGTTATATCAACGGGTAAGACAATTCAAATAAAAGATTTTATAACAAGATGTTTAGATGAACTACAAATAGCTTATGATTTTGTTGGACATGAAGTTATAGATAAACATAATAGAAAACATATAATCAAAACTAATCCTAAATTTTTTAGACCAGCAGAAGTAGATTTACTTGTTGGTGATAGTACAAGAGCAAAAGAAAAACTATTGTGGCGACCTAAACATACATTAGAAACATTAGTTAGAGATATGATAAAAGAAGATTTGAGAAGATGGAAAAGTTAATCTGGACAGACGAAGATAAATTCTTCATCACTACATTTAACAAAAGATTGTATGATGATTATGCATATAAGTTTTTACAAACATATGCTGAAACAAAACAAACAATCAAAATGATTTGTTATGTAGAAGAAGATTATCAATATCCTAATTA